TACACTTCCCGATAACTTTACTACCCAGACGTAGGCACGTCTTAGTTACGCGCCAGTTATTTAGGATGTTATCTGGCTTTTGCCATTTACCTGATTCGTCATGAAGCAGAAGCTGTAGCTTCTCTCCGTCATAGCTATTGTCTCCAGTATTCTTCCAGTCTATCGTCGTATCCAACCCTTCCAGTTCCTCGTCTGCCAGGTGGTACATGTTCTTCTTTGTAATCTTCGAAGCAGGAACACGATAAGCCATCTCTGTTTTAGGTTTATCCATTCCATCCTGTATCGGACGAAAGAAGAACGGATAGTTGTTAGAAATGGGAACAACCTTATCTGTGAACATTTTTTTTGCATCAGAACCTGTCTTTGAAAGGATACCTATGCGGGCATCCTTAGTTATAGTAGCTTGATTAACACCCTCACAAGAGCTCATAAAAGAGAACCCTGAACGACGAATCTTTAGGTAGCACATACCAAAGCTTCTCTTATCCGCTTTGCACGCCTCCCAAAATATATAGAAGACCCTATTCGCTTCGCGGAAGTCTGGGTGGCCTACGTCTATCTTCGTCCACTGGAGATACATATAGTGTGTCCCCGTTATATAAGTAGGTAGCCCGTTATTTAGAAACCAGAACCCTTCCTCCCTCCTATCGAACTCCGCCTCTACATAGTCTACCCACTTTGCTTTAAATGTATCGTGCGTTTCGTGCCACTGGAAGATAGACTTTATCCTGCTCAACTCTTTGCTATACTCCATAGCCTCCCAGTATTGCTCCTCCTTCTTTTTAGAGCGAGAGTAGCTGAGCTTAGGAGTTTTAGGTAGAGCCACTAAAAGCCCGTTAATGGCATACACCTCCCCAATCTGACCGCTCTTAGAGATTACTACGAGATCATACTTTGGATCGTAACCGTATACCCAAGAGCGAGCCTTATTCTTATTAGATATTACATGCTTAGGGATAGCATCATGTATTACCCGGAATAGTTTATTTAGATCTTGACTCTGCAAATCCTTTCGGGGTGTTATTTTTTGTCTCTATAGACCCCCCTTCTAAGAGAACCCTCTCCTCCTCAATTTTTTTAAGTATCTCAAAAGCGTCCATGATGCATAGCTTCTTCGTGGCAGCAGCATTCTTTAGCCTGTCTGGGGCTAAAGCATCTTCAGGGTCGAACTTTATAATATCCTCCTTAGCCACCTTCACCAGTTGCATCACAGCCTGTTCTCCAGCCGCTATTATATCTAACTTAATTTGTTTACTGTCCATCGTCTTTAGCCCTTTCCTGCAGTGTAGCCAAAGCCTCTTCGTATCCTGGCATAAGCTTCAATAGCTCTAACGTCCCTATAGCTAACTCCCGAGTTTTTTTCTCCTCCAGGATTAACTTCTTTAAATTCTCAGTTACGTCTTCGCTCCTACTTTTTAGTAGAGATATATTTTTCTGTACTCCCATAATTATAGTGTCATCATTATATTATTTGTAAACATACGGTATAGCTTCTCCCCCTCGATATAAAACGGGTACTCACTCTCAGGCTCGAAAGCCACCTCATCGCCCTCGTGAACGCCTAAAGACTCCAGCTCTGCGTTCCCGTGTTTTATTATCCCCACCAAAGGTTCTTCTCCGCGCTTATATATAACGGACTCCCGAGCTTCTATAGGTTCTATAAAACAATATTTATCGTGGGCGTTCCATTGTGTACCATTATGGTACATAAAAAACTGATCCATATCCACGAAGAACATATCGTCCTTAAAGAAACTCTTCCCACTCTTCTCCCTGCCCCGCATATCGTTATAATATTTAAAGACGTTATGGTGTACGAGCAGCCTGTCCCCCGTTTTTATGGGGCCAGTATATTTTAGTGGAACCTCCACTACGGTAGCGAAACGATTGGAAGCGGTGTGGTCTTCTTTAGACACACTGGTGATAAAGTCTATCCCCCCTATCTCTTTAATATTATCGTACCTCCTTTCGTTATATGCCTTTACTATAAAGCTAAAAGGAGATTGCATTAAAAATTGATATTAAATTCTAAAGAAATGGGTAGAGTTTTTCTAAACTCTTTCCACAAATATACCTCTTCCTCTTTCTGTATCCAAATTTTATACCCATCTTCGTGGTCTTGGATAAGATGTATCCTATGGCTTCCGCTTAAAACGTCTTGCCCGACTATGTAATGCATCGCGCCAGACTTATAGTCTGCGCCGATTGAGATTTTTCTAATGTCCATTTCATTTGATTTTAATTTTTATGCTACCCCCTCCCACCTTATAGAAGTGTTGAGCTGAAAATCTCCAGCCGTAATACTCCCGTCAGGTTGTGCCGTTATAAAGAAAGCTTCTCCTGGATCGAGGGTTTGAAGGGCGGTAGAGGTCCATGTAATAGCTCCGCAATATAATGTATCTGCAGCTGGAGATGGAAACGAAATAGTCCCCGCCAGAGTATAGGTCCCCGAGGTACACCGAGAGGTTTTCCAAAGCTGAACCACCCATGTATGGGTGGCCGCCGCTGTGTCAGCGATAAATTGGAAGTCCATATCACATACTTTCATCTTAGGATACGCAGAGCCACACAGGTCGCCCGTAGGGTTGGAAAGGAAACATCCCGCCACATGCTGGAGGTCTGTCATAGTAGCGGCCATAGTAGCGGGGTCTGAAGCCCCTAAGTCTGTGGTAAAGACTGTCCTATCTCCTGATGAGGGAGTGTTATTAGAAGCTAATGTGTAATAATTACTCGCCACGAACGCCGTCTTAGCGGCACAGAGCAGGTAGCTCATAAACCCTGATGGAGCTGATCCCCCAGCTGGTACGACCCACGCTCCATCCCCACGAAGGAAGGTACTGTTTGTTCCTCCATCTGGGACACACCCGATAAGAGCCCCTCCGTTATAAATATTCTGTGTAACTAAAACCGCTCCCGAAGTGGGGTTAATGGTTATAGGCGTTTGTGGGGAAGCGGCGTCTATTGGGGTTGTGGTCGTAACACTCGACACCCCCACTGCAGAGACATCTTGCCACTGCACTCCTGTTACAGTAGAAGTTAATACCTGAGAGGTTGTCCCAGTACTCGCACCGTCCCAAAGGGATCCCGATAAAGCAATACCTGCGGTATCAATTGCCGTTCCGCTATCAAGAAAAGAATTAGTCCCGTACCATACATTTGGAGCATAAGAGGTTATAGGAGCACTCACAGAGAATGTTGAGCCAGCCCCAGAAAAAGATGCACCTACACCCGTAGCGGTATTACCCGCATTAAGGACCTCCTGTAATGTCGGCATAGAAGCTGATGGGATACCCGTAGCCCACTCTACTCCTGCAGGCCCTCTGGTGAAAATTTGACCTGACGTACCTAACGAGCTATTCCCGTCGCTGATCGAAGCTCCGTAGTTGAAGTCCAGAACGCATGTAGCGAGATTAAGTCTGATATCGTCATCAGTAGTGATAGAACAAAAATTACCAAGAGTTATTATAGAACCGTTTACCAAGCTTAGACCTTGCGCCGCCCCACTCATTCCAATAGACCCCGTGGTAAGGATATCCCGCGTGGTAGTGTTACCTACGTTTAAAGTATCATCGAGGGTACAGCATGGGTTTATAGGAACGTCTATCCATTGGATGCCTGTCGCGGTAGAGCTTAATAGCTGTCCCGCTGTTCCTGTGGAGCCTACCGCTGTAATAGTTGTAGGGTAAACTGTCCCTGATACCGTAATGTCTCCTGTAAGTCTTATGTTCTGTGTAGCTATAGAGCTTGTATCTAAAACAGACTGAAGCCCTTGGAGTAAAGACGTAGCGGTAATAGACTCTATACTAAACGAGACCGTGCGGTTCTCATCACTTGTATCTGTTCCAATAATAAAATCGTCTACCGAGGGGGTCGTTAAAGGATATACGGTAGTGTTTTCAATTTTAGCCATAGCTTAAGCGTTTACAAGTCTGTACATGATATCAAAAGTAAGGGTGCCGTTACCAAGGGTGGGGTTTGCAGTTTCACAGGCAAACAATAAATTGTCTCCACCTACGGCTGTAGTATACGTATTCCCGTAACTGGTGGTATAGTTGGTAGGTAAAGAAAAAGCGTAGTCAGCAACTTCAGCATCCACATACCCACTTGGTATACCGCTAAACAAGTTCGGATTAGCAACACCTCCCAGACCAATGATGAAATCATTGGGTGCAGTATAGCCTGTGGTATTAAATGTGTATTTTACCAGCACCGATATAGGCTGGATATGCTTAGTAGCAACTCCAGGAATAAGAACGACGGGCATGGAGAAAGAGTTATTTATTTCGTCAGCAGTAACAGTAACGCTTGCAGTGTATGTGTTGACGTTGAGATAGCTCTTTACCCCACTCATCAATACCGTCTTCGTTCTGTTGGAATCGTTAGCGTCGGTGAGTATGAGGAGGTCGTCGTCTGCAGGTGTTACAGTAGGGTATACCGTTGTGTTACTTATCTTCGCCATCTTTTATCTCTCCAGTTTCTAAATTTATAATAGCGTCCTTTCCGTATGCCTCCATTAAAGCTTGTTCTGCCGCAGAGAACTCCGCCTTTAATTCTTGAACTCGCAGGATAATTCCGTGCTTCTGTAGGGTTAAATCTCCCAACTGCCCCTTGATAGTGTTGAACTCTCCGTTAAGGTCTTGTAACTGCTTTAACTCTTCGTCTTTAATCTTTTTCATTGTAATATTATTTTAGCAAAGATAGGGTTTATTTATTTTCTTTTGAACTACCCCCAAAGAAAAAATCTACTATAGTATTTACTTTGGCACTCATGGCCCCAAATATCGTAGAGATAAACCCTATCTCATACTCCGACAATACCACATCGTGGAGGACGAAGTATTTAAACATAGTGTACGAGAGGGCGAAGTACCCCATAGTAAATAAAGAGGCTAAGATTTTTTGTATCAAAGCGTCATCTTTATATAGAGACCGAGCGTCTTTGCGGTCCTCTACCTCTTTAGCAAAAGCCTCGCGCTCCGCTTCGAGTAAAATTTTCTTAAGCTCTAACTTAATAGTTTCTTTCTCTTCTTTGGTTGTGATGACTTCGTCGAGGATACCTTCGGCACTCTCTATAACTTTCCCGAATAGGCCGCCCCAGATATTATTCATCGTAGTCTGTGTATGTAATGGTAACCTTTTCTTTCTTCTCTAAAGCAGCCGCTATAAGAGGGTATATCCTTTTGTATGCGTTGGAGCTCTTCCCTACCCACCCGTTTTTTACGATGACGTTGTTCTCCTGGGCATCGCCCAAGATAAGGCACCCCGCAGTATGTTCGTCAGTATTCCCAGTATGTATAAGGATATACTCAAAGTTAGGAACGTCAGTGATATGAAGCATACCACGGTGTATAGTAGGATGTTTTTTACTGTACTTAGTATGGAGCCTCCCATTTTTTCTAAACTTGATATCATATGTTCCGGCGGGGATGCGTGTCTCCCCCTTTATTTTTAAAACTCTATACTCGTCCTCCAAAGTATAGCACAGGAAGTTCCTCCCTACGACAGTGTTTTCGAAAAGTAGCCCGGAGGTAGAGTCGGCTTGGGAGCTGAATCGTATTACCTCGAGCTTCATTTGATGTCCTCTGAGAGTTTGAGCATCTTATATATGG